TAATTGGAGTAACTATTTTGATGGTAATGGGGATTATTTAAGTCTTGCTTCTAATGCTGCTTTTGGTTATGGGTCAGGTAATTTTACAATTGAAATGTGGTTTAACTGCCAAGGTAATATTTCATCTACTCCTTATTTGTTAGATTGTAGAAGCACAAGCACAGCTAGTGAGTTTGTTCCAACTTTATATGTTGATTCATCTAGTTATTTAACATATTGGGTTAATGGAAGTGTTAGGATTACAGCCTCTACTGCAATCAGTATCGGAAGCTGGAATCATGTTGCAGTTGTTAGAAATAGCACAACTACAACAATGTATTTAAATGGCACATCTGTAGGAACTTGGTCTGATTCAACTACTTATGCTACTACAGCAGTAATTATTGGACAAAGAAAAGATACAGCTTCTCAAAGTTGGTTAGGTAATATTTCTAATTTTAGGCTTGTAAAAGGCACAGCAGTTTACACAACTGCATTTACTCCAAGCACTACACCATTAACAGCAATTACAAATACATCTTTGCTAACTTGCCAAAGCAATAGATTTATCGACAATAGCACAAACAATTTCACCATCACAAGAAATGGCGACACAAGCGTCCAACGCTTCAACCCATTTGGTGTTTCTACCGCCTACTCCACAAGCGTGATTGGTGGGTCAGGGTACTTTGATGGTGATGGGGATTATTTGAGTGTTGCAGATAATGCGGCTTTTGAGTTTGGCACAGGAGATTTTACTATTGAGGGGTGGATTAACCCTAGCAGTGTTGCCGCAGGATTGGCAAGTATTGTCACAAAATCTGATGGTACTGGTGGCGCTTACGCGCCTTATTTGATTGGCAGAAATGGCAGTAGCATCATTGTTCGTATGTCGTCAAATGGGTCATCTTGGGGCATAGTAAACGGAACTTCTTTTGGAACACTAACTGTCGGTCAATGGTTTCATTTTGCACTTGTCAGAAATGGTACGGCAATTACTGGATATTTAAATGGTGTGGGCACTTCAATTGCAACCACATCAGCATCGCTTTGGGATAATTCTAATTCGTTGTTGATTGGTGCTATTTTTGCAAGTGGTGGTATTATTGAAACTTGGAATGGTTACATATCTAATGTCCGGCTTGTCAAAGGCACAGCAGTTTACACAAGCAACTTTACCCCTCCAACAGCACCATTAACAGCAATTACAAACACATCATTGCTGACCAACATGACCAATGGCGCAATCTTTGACAACGCCATGATGAACGACTTAGAAACTGTAGGCAATGCACAGATTTCTACAAGCGTGGTGAAGTATGGAACAGGGTCTTTGGCGTTTGATGGAACTGGTGATTATTTGAAAGTACCAGCCAGTCCAAATTTAATATTTGGCACAGGCGACTTCACAATTGAATGTTGGATTTATGTGTCATCAAATCCTGCCCAATACACGGCTATTGTTTCAAATTGGGCTGGTGCTGATCCTGCATGGATTTTGGATTTCTCAAACGGGTCTGGAAACATTCGGTTTAACGATAATAGCAATGTTTATTTAACATCGTCTTCAACTTTAACAACTGGACAATGGAATCATGTTGCGGTGTCAAGAAGTGGCACAAGTCTAAAAATGTTTTTTAATGGAACATCAGTAGCGACAGCAACAAATTCAACTTCGTTTGGTTCTGCATCATCAGGTGTATTTGTTGGCGCTTATTACGATGGTACTTATCCATTAAACGGCTACATAGATGACCTACGCATCACCAAAGGTTATGCCCGATACACAGCAAACTTTACCGCACCAACTGCGGCATTCCCCAACATTGGCCCCGTCTAAGGAACTACCATGCAAATTGCAATTTTGACAAGCCCCATCACAGTTGGCGACTATCGTAAACTGTTTGCCAATACATCTTTTCCCGCCAGTGGCCCAAGTGCTGAATTCTTGGCTGAAAACAACGCCAAGAAAGTCACCTTGTTTAAGGCCCATGACCGCCTGACGCAAAAGTTAGTTTCTTGCGAAGCCTATGACGATGGTGAGTTTGTCTCGCTTGCTCAAGTGGCAGATTTAACGGCTGAAGAAATTCAGTCTGCCAAAGACTCTGCAATGGCCAACATTCGTGGCCAACGCAACCAGTTACTCAAAGACTCTGACTGGACTCAGATCGCAGACTGCACAGCAGACAAAACAGCATGGGCCTCATACCGCCAACAGCTGCGTGACTTGCCAGCCACTGTGACAGACCCACGCACGTTTACTAATTGGCCTCATAACCCTGATTGGGTTGAAATGCCACTAATTTAGTAATAGAATGTTTCAAACTGTACTGGTGCAGCACACCAGGGAATCTTAGGATTCAAAAATGGACAATGAAAACTTAGCGGTAGTACCCGCGCCGGAACAGGAAGCAACGGCTGCCCCTGAACCCGAAGTTAATACGCCGGAAGTATCGACAGAGCAGACAGACCAGCCAGCGGAAAAAACTTATACGCAAGCTGAGATCGACGCAATGATCGGTAAGCGCCTCGCAAGAGAACAGCGCAAATGGGAAAGAGATCAGGCCACAAAGGCTGCGGAGACGCAAACCTTAAGGTCTATGCCAGCGGAAGCACCAAGTGCTGACAGTTTTGTAAACCCTGAAGACTATGCGCAAGCACTGGCGCTTCAGAAGGCCCAAGAACTTGTCGCCCAACGTGATGCCGCAAAGCAGCAAGCCGAGATCATGGAGGCTTATGCCGACAGTGAGGAAAAGGTCAGGGATAAATATGACGACTACGATCAGGTAGCCCGTAACCCTAACGTGCCCATCACTGAGGTAATGGCTGAAGCGATTTATGAATCTGACGTTGGCCCCGAAGTAGCTTACTACTTAGGCTCAAATGTTAAGGAAGCGGCAAGAATCTCCCGTTTATCGCCTTTCATGCAGGCAAAAGAGATTGGAAAGATTGAAGCTAGATTAGCCTCTGATCCTCCGGTCAAAAAAACTTCAAACGCGCCAGCACCGATTAGTCCGGTAACAGCACGTTCAAACGGCGCTCCGAGCCATGACACGACTGACCCAAGGTCAATCAAGTCCATGACAACTTCGCAGTGGATCGAAGCTGAACGTGTTCGCCAGATTAAGAAGTTGGAAGCGCAACGCAACCGCTAATTTTTTGAAAGGACTAATATGTCTAATAGTATTCTGACGATTGACATGATCACCCGTAAGGCTCTCGAAATTCTTGAGAACAACTTGGTGATCACCCGTAACGTAAACCGCCAGTATGACGACTCTTTCGCTGTTGAAGGCGCAAAGATCGGCTCCACACTGCGTATCCGTTTACCTGACCGTGCTTTGGTTACTGACGGAGCCGCCTTGCAAGTTCAAGACGACAACGAGCAGTTCACCACACTGACTGTTGCTTCACAAAAGCACATCGGTGTTAACTTCACATCTGCTGAATTGACCATGCAATTGGACGACTTCGCAGAGCGTGTGTTAAAGCCTCGTATCAGCCAGTTGGCATCTTCTATCGATGCTGACGTAGCTAATGCGTACAAATCCATCGGTAACACCGTTGGCACACCTGGCACTACGCCCTCAACTTCTTTGGTTCTCTTGCAGGCCCAGCAGAAGCTGAACGAAAACGCCGCCGTGATGAACCCCCGTTACGCCACCGTCAACCCAGCCGCTAACGCTGGTTTGGTTGAAGGCATGAAGGGCTTGTTCAACCCCACAGACACCATCAGCAAGCAGTTTAAAAACGGCATGATGGGCACTGGTGTTCTCGGTTATGACGAGATCAACATGTCTCAGTCTATCAAGCAACACACAACTGGCTCACGCGCTGCCACTGGCAACTCTGTGACCACCACTGTGTCGTCTGAAGGCGCTGCAAGCATTGCTTTGACTATCGGCAATGGTTTGACAGTTAAACAAGGCGACGTGTTCACTGTTGCTGATTGCTTCGCTGTGAACCCACAGACCCGTGAGTCCACTGGTTCTTTGTTCCAGTTCGTAGCTTTGGCTGATGCAACTGCCACTGGCACTGCAATCGTTGTGACTGTTGCTCCTATTTACACCGCTGCTAATGCTTTGGCCACCGTGGACAGCTTCCCTGCCTCTGGTAAGGCTGTGGTGTTTGTGGGTGCTGCATCTAGCCAGTACGCTCAGAACTTGGTTTACCACAAAGATGCGATCACGTTCGCCACTGCTGACTTGTTGTTGCCCCAAGGCGTCGACATGGCTGCTCGTGCCGTTCACAATGGTATTTCTTTGCGTGTGGTTCGCCAGTACGATATCAACAACGATCGTATGCCTTGCCGTATTGACGTTTTGTATGGCTTTAACACAATTCGTCCACAAATGGGCTGCCGCATCTGGGGCTAATCAAAATGGGGCTTCGGCCCCGTTTGTCTTAACATCTTTTTTAAGGAAATTATCATGGCATTACCTAATGGCGCAGGCGGTTATCAAGTTGGTGCAGGCAACCGTCAAGAAACTATCATGGGCGCAATGGCCGCCCCTCAGACAGCTACGGCTACTGCAACCCTAACGGCAGCGCAAATTGTTAATCAGATGTTGGTGGCTAACCCCTCCACAACTGCTGCAACATACACGCTACCTTTGGGCACAGCAATTGACGCAGCAGTTCCTAATGCTACTGTTGGCAGCACATTTGACTTGTCAATTGTCAACATCGGCACTAGCTCTGGCGCGGTGACTTTGGCCGTTAATACCGGTGTAACTGATGGCGGTAACGCTTTGGTTGCTATCGCTGTAACAACTAGCCAATTGTTCCGCTTCCGTAAGACTGGCGACGGTACTTACGTTGTCTATCGTTTGGGCTAAATTTAATGGGGGCTTCGGCTCCCATTTTTAAAGGAAACATCATGGCCAATTCCAAACCCGTAGGCGTTGCGTATTCTGATCCAGAACTTGTTTCTGGAACTACCATTACAGGCGCTGAAATTACTGCGTCTACTTTTAGCGGTACGATTACTTCAACTGCTACAACTGGCGCTACTGTGGCTAACGCTACTGCTGGTCTGTACTTTTTGACTACCGCTATTACTGCAAACGTGACAACAACCACCGTGCCTGTCGGCTCAATTGCAACTACAACCAATGCTACTGGCACTGGTAAGTTGTTTATTTCTGACGGCTCTAAGTGGCAATTTGCCGTAGTTGCCTAAACAAAAAGGGGGCTAATCACCCCCTTTCTACTATGAACATTACAATGACTCACCCTGTCCATGGCGCTAAAGTTGCCACAATGGATTTAGAGGCTGAAGAAGATGAAAAAAATGGCTGGATTCGTTATAATCCAGACACGCCTGTTCAGGTGGCTCCAGTAAATACATTGGAGATTAAGCGCCGCCGTAAATCGGTAGAGGAAGCAACTGAAGGAGTCTGAACATGGCAACGTATACCGCTGGCGATCAAATCAACCGCGCTTTGCGCTTGTTAGGTA